AACGCTATTTTACCAGATGGTTCAGAGTTTATGTCGGGTGTAACTTATGATGCAACAACTGGCATGGTAGAAACATTGCCGGGTACACCAATCGCTCCAGTAACTATCTATCGATACGTTCCTTTCCGTAATTCAGGTTCATACGTGGAAACTGTACAGAAGAATTTGGAAACAGGTACATTGTTTTTTTCACAGGAAGTAAGCTGGACATTTGGTAAGTTAGATCAAGATTTGCGCAATGAGTTTTTAAACATTGCTAAAGCTAGAATGATTGTGTTTGTTCGTACTAATGACGACCAAATACTTTTGATTGGTGCAACTGAAGGAGCACAGCTTACTGCAGGTAGTGTTCAATCAGGTCAGCAAAAGGCTGATTTGATGGGTTATCAAGTAACAGTTACTGCTGAAAATCTTGTGCCTGCAGTACACTTGGAATCTCCTGTTGCTGGTCAATTACCATTTTCGAATTTTACTGGTATTGAAGTAGATCCTGCTTACTAAGAATTTGTTTTCCGTTTTTGTGTTCTTGTTGTATTGAAAAAAGGGCAGGTTATTTATGACTTGCCCTTTTAATTTAAAAAGACTATGATATATTTACAAACCGATACACCTGCACAAACCGTCTATTTACAACTAGACGAAACAAGGCAGTATTTTGCCACACCATTTACCCATTACCTGTTTATTTTGACACACGAAGAAAATAGCACAACGGGAGATAAGCTTGCACAGGTAGCGCAGATAGTGAATGAGAATGTGCGAATCACAGAACTATTGGTTACAACTGATAGACTAACGCTGGCAGGTCGCTATCGTTATGACGTGTATGGTCAAAATTCAGGTGCTAATATCAACCCAAATAACCCAAGTGTAGTAGGTTTATGCAAACGTGGATATGTTGTACTAACGGCAAACACGCAATTTTTCGATGTACCTTCTATCACAATACCAAATGATATAATCTATGAACCATAACGAATCTAATATAGTTTCATTGAAGCTTAGCGAGTATGTTGCTAAGAGCGATGCAGAGAAAGTAGACCGCAAAGGGTGGGTTAATTACGGAGATCAAAACGATTTCCCACAATACTTACGTGACCTTGCTCATGAATCACCTGTGCATGGTTCATTGGTGGTAGCTATTGGTGACATGATAGCCGGGAAGGGTATCAAAAGCGAGCAGTATCAAGCCGAACTAGATGCACTTGATGTAAATGCTTTGACGTATGCATGTGCACATGACTTAAAGTTGTTTGGTGGTTTTTATATTGAAGTGATTTGGAGCAATGATAGAACGGTTATATCAAAGCTAAACGCTATACCATTTGAAGAATGTCGCATCGCAGTGAATCAAGATGACGATAGCGAAATAGGAATCTTCCACAGCTACGATTGGTCTAATACACGGAAGAAAAAGAACACGCCCGAATTCATACCCAAATACAACTATTTGACACGTGAGCAAGAGCCACGTCAAATCTATTGGTGCTTCACATACACTGGCAGCGATGTCTATCCACGCCCTGACTATTGGAGCGCGATTAACTACATCGAGTTAGATAAGCAGATTTCGATATTCCACATCAACCAAATATCAAACGGTCTTTTCCCTTCCACTATTATCAACTTCTACAACGGGCAGGCAACACCTGAACAGAAGCAGCAGATGATGATGGACTGGGAAAACAAAATGAGTGGTGCTCGCAATGCTGGTAAGGTGGTTATGTTCTTTAACGAGCGTGATCAACCTAAAACTGAAATTACACCCTTCCCGGTTAATGATGCAGATAAGCAGTACCAGTTGATGGATACTACTGCTACGCAAAAGATAATCACTGCGCATCGTGTTACTACGCCACTGCTTTTCGGTATTCGCGAAACATCAGGCTTCGGTAGCAACAAAGACGAAATGGCTACAGGCTTAGAGATATTCAACAAGCAAGTGATTGTACCCTATCAGGAAAAGATAAACACCAGCATCGAAGAACTATTAAGCAATCAGCTTCCAGGTGTAAACTTTACCATCGTGCCGAACACACCACTTGCAGTTGAGCAGGCAGAAGCAGTTGTGGATGCAACAGGTGGAACTACCGATGTAGCTGCAACAGCTTTGAATGGTGCGCAAATAGCATCACTTGTTGACATCGTAATGCAATCAGCTGCAGGTGCTGTTCCTGTGACCAGTGCAAAGGCAATCGTACAGGCAGCGTTCCCAACGTTACCACCTGCAACAGTGGATGCAATCTTTGCTGATGTTTTGCCGGGTAGTTTGCAACCGCAAGAAGTCATCATGAGTGACGAAAAAAAAAAAGTAGATGCTGATTTCGATGATAACAAAGTAGCAGATGCATTAATTGCATTAGGTGAGGATCAAGATGAAGATTGGGTGTTGATTGATGAATACGATGTGGATTATGATACGGATGATGAAGATAACGAGCGTATCGAATCGCACAACTTTGCAACTAGCACAGGTACTGCACGCCCTAACGCGAAGTCTACACAGGATGAAACCATTGACGATGTAAAGTTCTATACACGCTATAAATACAACGGTGAAATACGCGACAATTCACGTGAGTTTTGCCGTAAGATGATAGCAGCTGATAAGCTTTATCGTAAAGAAGACATCATGCAAATGGGTAAGCAAATAGTTAATGAAGGATGGGGACCACGAGGTGCTGATACCTACTCGATCTGGCTCTACAAAGGCGGTGGGGCATGTGGCCACACATGGCGCAAGATGACCTTTGCAAGTGCAAAAGGTTTTGGTTTGGATTTAACTAATCCAAACATCAAAGAAGCAATGGATGCGCGAGTAAAGAAAGCTGGATACAAAGTGCGCAACAATCCGAAGGTAGCTATTGAACCACGCAATATGCCTTATGATGGTTTCTTACCTGATAATCCAAGATTCGCCAATAAATAATTACAACTATGCCTGAAGTATTACTTATATCCGAAAACTACGTCAAGAAGTACACAACTGTCAATGGCAGTTTAGACCCTAACTTGCTTTATCCATCCATTTATTTGGCACAGGACAAATGGCTGCTTCCCTTTTTGGGAACTGATTTGCTGAATAAGATTAAAGCCGATGTGGCTGCAAACACCATTAGTGGTAACTACGAAATACTCTTAGAAGATTACATCCAAAAGATGCTGCTGTGGTGGGTTATGGTGGATGTAACTCCGAACCTGTGCTATCGCATGGACAATGGCACGCTAGTCCAGCGTCAAAGTGAAGACACTGTGCCTGTATCGGATGTTGTAATGAAGGATATGATTGACAGGGCACGCCAAAATGCAGAGCATTACACCACTTTGCTAGTTGATTACCTATGTGCTAATAGCAGTTTGTTTCCTGAATACTCAACTGCGCAGTGGCCTGACCGCTCACCACGTACAGATGTCACTAACACGCTCAACTATCAGTTCAGCACAGGCAATACTGCAACAAGCTTTCGCCCTACTTACTCACGTAACATCCTTAATCGCATACCATGAGTGATAAAAAAACACTGAAGCAAGAATACACTGAACGTTTGCGCAAGTATGAGCGTGAACTTTCGCTAAAACTAAGAGCCAATGTCAGCAAAGAAGCAGACAAAACCAAAAAGTGAGCAGCCTGTAAGTGTCACTTACAAGTCTATTCGCTACTACTTTCAGCTATTCGATGGGCTGTGGTCTATTCCGATAGCGTTTGCGCTGTTCATCATTGCAGGTACATTGAGTGCAGAATACTTTGGCGATGCATTGATAAGTACGGAATACGTGCAATACATCGTGCTGGCTTCACTCATCATGGTCTTTGCTAACTTCGTTACCTTCTTGGGAATTCGTTTCAATTTTAGGGCACTACAGCGTGCTGTATACGATCGTGGAATTACGTATGAACTAAATACTTTTCTATCGACATGGCAAAAAGTTGTTTTATATCTGTTGCTTTATGCATTCTACTTTGCTGCATTCCTATTTATTCTACGCATGCTGATGACGGCTACTGCGTAAGGGTAACGGCTTCATCATTCGTAGGAGTTCACGAGAAGGGCGGTAACAACAAAGGATTTAACGATGCTGCTTTGCAAGTATTGATGCGCCAAGAAGGTTGGTTGCCCGGTTACGCATGGTGCTCCTTCTTTGTCATGGCTATGCTCAATGAGTGTGGCGTGCCCAATACAATCACAGGGTGGTCACCTACTGCATACAACCAGCGCGATGTAATTTTTACCGATGGCAAATTCAAACAATCGTATACTGATAAGGATGTGCTGGTAATGACTTTGAGTTATTCCGAATTTAGGCGCAAAAGATTCAAGGCTATTGGTCACACTGGCATCGTGGATAGGATAGGCAAGCATTCAGTGCGTACCATCGAAGGCAACACGAATGAACAAGGCATGCGCGATTCACGTTCACGCGATGGAGTGTATTACAAGATTCGCCCACTAACTAAAAATCTACACATAACGAGATGGGGAAAAACACAAAGCTAATTATTGCAGTGGTTATTGCAATTGTTGCACTAGCCATAGTGTTCAGCGTTCGTAGCTGCAACAAGCCCGTAACAAATCCAGCTATACATAGGTTACAGGATATCAATGATTCGCTCTATCAAATTATTGAAACCAACAACGCGAAAACAGACAGCCTATTCTTAAAAATTGACAGCCTGCAGATTCATCAGGATACCATCATTCAACGCCAACAAATCACTAACGAAATCTACCGAAATGAAACCTATAACATTCTTTCTGCTAGTCCTACTAACGCCACTCGTCAGTATCGCACAACCATCCAAAAATCGGACAGCTTACTTAAAGCAGGATTTTACACCCGAACTTACAACCTACGATCAGCAGCTTTTCAATCTGAACTTCAATAGCATG